TGACGGATCCTCTGTAGGATATGGATTTATAGAACAAAGAAGAGATGGAACTGATTCTCTCTACTTAGTAACTAGAAATTCTGCTGTAGGTCATATGGGATTTGAAACTTCTGGTTCTACTAGAATTTTTATTGCCGGAAATACAGGTAATGTTGGTATAGGCACTACATCTCCTGCTACTAGACTTCATGTTTCAAAAACAGATGGTAGTAATGAATTAATAGCAGCTAGAATTCAAAATAATCTTGGATATGCTGAATTTGGTGTTCAAAGTAACTATGCTCGTATTTTAGCAAATGGTTCTTTACTATATGCTGGTTCTGATGGGGCACAGTATTTCTACTATAACGGAAATGTTATGATGACCCTCGGAACAGGTAATGTTGGTATAGGTACTACAACCCCATCAGTAAAACTTCAAGTTGTTGGTGATGGTTTATTTAATAGTAATACAAATACTAATTTAACTATAAATTCTAATGGTGGTGTTGCTATTTTAACTTTAACAAATTCAGCAGGCTCTCAATTAATTTACGGAGGAACAGGTGGTTCTAACGTAATGGATTTCTATACAAATTCTACCTTTAGAGTTCGTATTGATGCTAGTGGTAATGTTGGTATAGGCACTACAACACCCTCCGTGGCTTTACATGTATCAAGAGCGGCATCTATAGCTCCAATCTTAAGATTGCAAACATCAGATTCTACATCAAATGGATATATTCAATGGGTTAATAGTGCCGGAGCACAAAATGTAGCTATTGGTACAAACTATAATGTAGGAGATACAGGTGCAATAGAATTTATTAGTGGCTCTGCTACTAATATGGTATTAAGAAGTAGTGGTAATCTTGGTATAGGCTCAACATCACCAGGCGCAAAACTAGATGTATCTGGTAATGTAAGAGCAACATCATTCACCGGCTCCTTCACCGGCTCATTAACTGGATTAGCCTCAAACGCTACAACTGCATCATATGTTTTAAATGCAGTATCTGCTTCATTTGCTACATTTGCAACCACAGCTACATCTGCTACAACAGCAACAGCTGTTGTTGCTACTGTAACAGGCACAAACTCAACAGAACTTGTTAGAGGTAACATGGCCGATAACGATCAATTTAGAATATTAGTAGGAGGTACATCAACAAATGCAGGCTTTGTCGAAATAGCAACTGCGGATGATGGTACAGAACCTATACACGTTAGACAATATACAGGTGTATTTAGTTCATTAACAAGAACGGCTACATTATTAGATGGATCAGGTAATACTAGTTTTCCTGGTAATGTTGGTATAGGCACTACATCACCAGCTTACAAATTAGATGTCCAAGGAGGAGATATAAACTTTAGCGGAGCATTAAGATTTGGTGGTGTAGTAGTTATAGATAACTCTAGTGCAGATGTATATGCTAATATAAGAGTTATTCGTAGTCGATCTACTCTTAATGATGGAATGTATATCAATTATGATAGTACTGGAACTACAGCCGCTCATTTAAGATTCTTCGCTAATGGTATTACTGAAAGGATGAGGATTGATGCCTCTAGTGGTAATGTTGGTATAGGTACTACATCACCAGCATTCAGATTAGATGTAGCAGGCACAAGTCGCTCAGACTTACATATATTCCGCTCTAACCAGTCTGCACCAACAGCAGATGCTTTTATATTCAGACCTGCCGATAATACAGTTGCACTCGGTACTGCAAATACCGAACGCCTCCGCATTAATTCTAGTGGTAATGTTGGTATAGGTATTACATCTCCAGCTCAATTATTAGATATTCGCTCAGCAAATACATCCGGAGCAACAGGTGCAACAATAAGAATTGGTTCTCAAAACCACGGAGGAGCAGGAGATGAATTTGCAAACTTAGAATTTTTCTGGGGTGATCCTGATGCAACTGAGGTAAAGGCTAAAATATATGCTAAAAATGTAGGTAACGTAGGACCTGGTGGCGGTGGTGCTGCTGATTTATTATTTGCAACAACACCTGCTTTTGGTTCATCTACTGAACGCATGCGCATAACAAGTGGAGGTAATGTTGGTATAGGCACTACATCACCTCAAGTAAGATTTTCTGTTCAGGGCTCTCAAAATAACACAATTGCTCCTGCTAATGCTGTTTCAAAATTTGTTGGTGGAGATGCTGGAGTATTTATAGGAAATCTTGCAGGAACTCCAAACTACGGCGCTTGGTTACAAGCAATGAGAGAAAGTGATGGCTTTACATTTCCTTTACATCTACAACCAAATGGTGGTAGTGTTGGTATAGGTACTACATCACCCGCATACAAATTAGATGTAACAGGAAATATACATTCAACAACTACAATGTATATTGATGCTAGCAACTCAGCATATCTTAGAGGTGGTGATGATCATGAATGGTGGGATATAAATGTAGCTAATACTGTTGGTTTATACGGAGTATCAAATTCAGCTGTAGGTGCTATTAAATTAGGTAGTGGTGGCCCAACATTATATGGTGCTAGTGGCAATTTAGGTATAGGTACTACATCTCCAGGCTACCCACTAGAGATTTCCTCCACAGCTATATTATCGCTTGCATATCAAAGAACAGGTGTTTCTGCTAAAAAGTGGGGATTTGATTCTGATAATAGCAATACCTACTGGTATAATATAACAGACAATATTAGGTCATTTACACTTTCTAATGGAGGTAATGTTGGTATAGGCACCACATCACCATCATATAAATTAGATGTTAATGGTGTTATTGCTGCAACATCCTTATTTACTGGCCCACAAGGGTTAAATGTTTCCAGTTATGGGTTTCTAACCCAAACCCTTTCGGGACAAATGACCATTCTTGGTCATAATGTAAGAGCAAGCAACTCAGTTAATAATCAGGTAGATGTTGTTAATGGATCATGGATATCATCCATGATAAAAATATACTATAATGATGGAATTACTTTCCATACAAGTGGAAGTATGCTTGCATCCGGCGCTGTGTATTCAATAGCTGCTTCTGAAAGAATGCGTATTAATACTGATGGTAATGTTGGTATAGGCACCACATCACCAGCATATAAATTAGACGTAAATGGAACATTTAGATCTAATGCATTTTGGACTGATGGCACAGCCATCTCTTATTGGGGATCTGGAGCAACAACTACAGCATATGGAGGATTAACCTGGGATACAGGATTTGCTCAAGTATACGCTACAGGTGGTAATGTATTAAGATTAGGAGCTAATGGAGCTAATGCTCACATTTATATTAATACTAGTGGTAATGTTGGTATAGGCACTACATCACCTAATAGTAGACTTGAAGTATATGGTGGTTCTTTAGCCGCAGGTGGTGGTGGCATGATGTTTGCTTCCCAATTAACCACAGGAAGAACAGGAACATATGATGCTGGTACTCTTCAATCAATACATAACTACTTTGATAGTAGTACAGTTGAAATAGCCGGAGGTAGTTCATCAGGATGGGTTTCTGGAATATCAGTTACTGGTAATAATGCAACTAATTTCCAAGGAACTATTCGTTTTACTACAATAAGCGCCGAACGCATGCGTATTACTAATGGTGGTAATGTTGGTATAGGTACTACATCCCCATCAGCTCAACTCCATGTTAGATCAACTACTGGTAATACATCCGCCCCAACATTATTTTTATCCCAAGCAGATGGAGTCAGCCAAAATTATGGTCAAATAGTTACAGGAGACCAATGGCATGGTCTTATATTAAGAGGTATACCTTCTAATGCAACTAACTACGGAGTGACAGCGGGTGATCAAATGTCATTTTTTGAATACGGAGATGACTTTAGATTCTATAAAAAGGATGGAAGTGTATTAACTTTACAAGGTAGACTTAACGCAGGTACTTGGACAGTAACGGGAGACATAGTAGCATATGGTTCACCTTCAGACATCACCCTTAAAACAAATATTAAACCATTACAAGGCGCTTTAGAAACTATTACTAAACTTCAAGGTGTATCATTTACTTGGAAAGAAGATACTGATGTAAATAAAATGACAGGTATCACAGATGATATTGGATTCATCGCTCAAGAAGTACAAGAGGTATTACCTGGATTAGTACGTAAAAACGATAATGGCTTATTATCACTTCGTGATAAAGGTATTACAGCATTGCTTGTAGAAGCAATCAAAGAACAACAAAAACAAATAGACGATCTCAAATATTTATTATCACAAAAATAAAAACAAAAATAAAATGGCAATTTCTTACAATTGGACAATTAACCCACTAGAATGTTACCCAACTTCATCTGAAGGACCAGATTTCGTATTCGTAGCTCATTGGCAATTACATGCCTCTGAAGAAGTAAGTGGATCTACTTACACAGCAAGCTCAATTGGCACCCAATCAGTACCAGCTACTACTGGATCTGCATTCATTCCGTTTGAAGACTTAACATTAGATATCGTACAAGGATGGGTTACAACCGCTATGGGTCCTGAACAAGTAGCTAATTTAGAAGCTGGTTTAGCACAAAATATCGCTAATCAAATCAACCCACCAGTAGTTACTTTACAGTCTCCATGGTTGGCAACTACAACAACTACTAGTACAACAACTACTACTACTACTGTAGAATAATATAAAACATGGCTTTACCAAGTAGCGGAGTAATATCATTTAATAATGTAAGGACAGAGATGTCCCAAAGTTCAATGACTAGCTATGCTATGAGTGGATGGACTTATGGACAAGGCAGTTTCTTTTGTGCTGGATCAGGAATAACATACTCCCCTATAAACATATTGTCCTCAGGATCTAGATGGAATACTTCTGGTAAAAGAATTACTTTATCTAATCTTTCAATGTCTGCTTGGTATGGTTATGATCATACTCTTTATATCCCTACTGGTGTAACTGGTACTTTATATCCGCACGCTGATGCTGCTGCTATATGTTATCCTACAACAATGCTTCCAATTGAAGTAGGAACTTCTAATGCTACTTATAGCATTAATATTTCTGGAAGTTCTGATTATAATGAGAGCCTAGTAATTTTCTATGGTAAACCATGGTATGTTAATGGGTCTACAGCAGGAGCACCACCAGCAACTATTTTAGTAAATGCAGGCACTGGCAATATAAATACTACCTATAATATTAATTATACCTATAATTCAGCTAGTGGTAGTAGATTATATTGTGTATTATTAAGTGCGTGTCCTTAAAACTATTATATTATGCCTTATAAAATTTGGGTAGCAGAGGTTGCTTCAGGAACTAACGTTTATATTACAATATGTGATTATATCCAAGCAAATGGGTTTGGTGAAGTCACAGTTAGTGCTACAGCTGATACAGCTGTAGATACAAATGTAATTTTATATTGGCAGTGGATTGGTGATTTATCATCAACGGTAACAGGTACTACTACTATTACTTCTGGAAATACATTTGCTAGTAATACAGTAGGAGGTGCCAATGTTGGTGAAAATTTTTCAAGTTGGGGATATAGATATTTTTCTCCAAATCCATCTACGGGTGGACAGAATTATTTTGATCAAGATTGTTACTAGAAAATAAATTTGGTTGTCTTCTATCTTTTTTATATATTTATATACGAAACAAAAATATAAAACATGTTAACAATTATTATCATCATTGCTCTCGCAGCTGCTGTTACCTTTGTTTTAATGAAAAAAGGTAAAATTGCTGATGCAAACAACAACAACATTCCTGACGCTATCGAAAAACCAATCGAAGTAGTTAAAGAAAAAGTTGCTGAAGTTAAAGCCGAAGTAAAACAAGTAGTGGCTAAAGCTAAAGAAGCTAAGAAACCAGAGCCAAAAAAGAAAATGTCTGCTAAACCAGCTGAAAAAAAGCCTATCGTAGTAGAAAAAGCCCCAGCTAAACAACCCGTAAAAAAGAATAAATAATATATGGAAAAAATTACATTGAAGTTATCTGAGTTCTATCAACTTGAAGCTGAATTGAACGGCGTAAGCAACCAACAAACCGGTGAAGTATTAGCTAAAGGTTTATTGAGCGAAAAAATCAAATTGACTACAAAGTATTGGTTACATGACCTTAATAAGAAAGTAGCTACTGAAAAAGAATCAGTAGAGAAATTGAAAGAAGAATTGATCAAGAAATATGGTGAAGAAGAAAATGGTGCTATTAGCATTCCATTGTACATCAATGAAGTAGTTGATGATGAAACTAAAGAAGTAGTTTCTCGTGAAGTAAATCCTAACTTCGTTAAATTCCAAAACGATTTTAACGCTTTGTTGAGTGAAGAACGTGAATTAGAATACAAAGGTTTCAAACTTGAAGAATTTGAAAGTGTTGAAACTGATGGTGTTTATAACACATTCTTTAAGTTAGTAAAAATTGATGAATAAGATTTCAGAAATATTCAAGTCGTGGGTAACTGCGGCTAATCCATCAGATGAAGAACAAGCAATAGCCCAATATAGGGCTAATGTTTGTGATTCATGTTTTAAAAAAGAATACGTTAGAGCAGTTGATACCTTTATTTGTGGTGCCTGTGGGTGCCCACTAAGTAAAAAAGTATTTAGCCCTAAACCAGGCAAAGAAGCTTGCCCATTAGCTAAATGGGAAAAATAAAATAATGTTATGGCAAAATTAACAACAGAAGAATTACAATCTATTAAGGATTTACAATCCAAATACAACCAAGCTATATTTGAAATTGGTGCTTCTGAAGCACAATTGATTGTATTTCAAGAAAATATTGAGAAATTAATCGAAGCTAAAAAAGGCTTAGTATCTGATCTTAAAACAATTGAACAGAAAGAATCGGAACTAGTTAAATCTCTCCAAGAAAAATACGGCGAAGGCAACATAGATATCAACACGGGAGAAATTACACCGGCCCAGTAATAGTTCCGCGGTTTATATTGTTTTTTAGATATTTATTATTAGGTCAATCCTATTAAAATTTTCAAAAACAATAATAAAAAATGGCAGAACAAATTCTATCTCCTGGTGTATTCCAAAATGAATCTGACCAATCATTAGTACAGCAAGGTATTCAAGGTACCTCAACTGCAATTGTTGGCCCTACAGTGTTAGGCCAACCATTCGTTCCTACCTATGTAACTTCTTACAGTGAGTATTTGGCTAAATTCGGAGAAACATTTCAAAGTGGTGGTTACTACTATGAATATTTTACATCTTTAGCTGCTAAAGATTTCTTTCAAAACGGTGGACAAACCTTACTTGTAACAAGAGTAATTTCTAGTGGTAGCACTAACATGAGTACTTATTCTAGTGCCTCTGTTAACGCTATAATGAATATCAACTCATCATCATTTGCCTTAGAAGCATTAGCTTGGGGTGATATTATGAACAATACAAGTAGTATTACAAATGGTGCTTTAGCAAACGGCAGTGCAACCAATGTTCGTTGGGAAATAACACAAGTAAACTCAGGAAGTGGTACATTTACCTTAGCAATTCGTCAAGGTAACGACAATACTGCTCAACCTAACTATCTAGAAACATGGCCTAACTTATCATTAGATCCAAATCAACCAAACTTTATTTCTCGTGTAATTGGTGACAATAAACCAGTTTATAAAGTTGATAGCGATGGTAATCCATATATCGACTTCACTGGCTCTTATTCTAATGCTTCTCAGTATGTACGTGTTAAATCAGTAACAATCCCGTTAGTTGATTCTATTGATAATAATGGTTTCTTTAAATCAGGATCATTAGTACCAGGTCAAACCACAACATATAGCGGTAGCTTACCAGCTTTAGGTAGTGGTTCTATAACTAGTGCATTGGGTAATACAGGTGGTGCATTTGCTGGTGGTTTAGCGGCTACTTCAAATGCTCAATTAATGAACGAAGCAATTACCCCAAATAATATTCAAGGGTTTGATTCTGCTTCTTATGTAGCTGCTTTCAATTTATTAAACAATAAAGATGAATACAGATACAATGTATTATTAGCACCTGGTGTTAGCTTAAGTGGTAGCACTGCAATATCAACTATGATTTCTACCTGCGAAGGTAGAGGTGATGCTATTGCAATGGTAGATACTGCACTATATGGCCAAGTGGTTTCTACAGCTGCTACCGCAGCTGCTGGTCAAAATAGCAACTATGCTGCTGCTTACTGGCCTTGGGTTCAAGTATTCTCAAGTGGTTTAGGTAAAGCTGTATGGGTTCCACCTTCCACAGTAATGGGTGGTGTTTTAGCATTCAACGACCAAGTAGGTGCTGAATGGTTTGCCCCAGCAGGTTTAAACCGTGGTGGTGTTCCTTCAGTATTACGTGCTGAAAGAAAATTATCTCAAAGCGATCGTGATAACTTATATACAGCAGGTGTTAACCCATTAGCTACATTCCCTGGAAATGGTGTTGTAGTATTTGGTCAGAAAACATTACAAAAGAAATCAACAGCTCTTGATCGTGTAAACGTTCGTCGTTTGTTGATTGCATTAAAAGATTACATTGGTCAAGTTGCAAACAACTTAGTATTTGAACAAAATACAAACGTTACTCGCAACCGTTTCTTAAGCCAAGTTAATCCATATCTTGAATCAGTAGTACAACGTCAAGGTTTATTTGCTTACAAAGTAGTAATGGATGATACAAACAATACTCCTGATGTAATCGATAGAAATCAGTTAGTAGGTCAGATCTATATCCAACCAACTAAGACTGCTGAATTCATTATCTTGAATTTCAACGTATTACCAACTGGCGCTACATTCCCTGCATAAGGGGATGTAGTTGCTAATATTTATTAATAGCAATTTAAACATTATATAAAATGCCTGTATTAGACGCTAATGAAATAATGTTCACAGCATTTGAACCTAAAGTTCAGAACCGCTTTATCATGTACATTGATGGTATTCCTTCATACTTGATTAAAAGCGCCACTGCTCCTGGATTTGAAGCTGGTGAAATTATTTTAGATCACATCAACGTTTACCGTAAAGTTAAAGGTAAAGTTAGATGGAATGACATGACTTTAAGTTTATACGATCCTGTAACTCCATCTGGCGCACAAGCCGTAATGGAATGGGCTCGTTTAGCACACGAATCAGTAACTGGCCGTGATGGTTATTCTGATTTCTACAAGAAAGATTTAACATTAGATATTTTAGGTCCTGTAGGTGATGTTGTTGGTGAGTGGATTATCAAAGGTGCTTATTGCAAAACAGCAACTTTTGGTGAATACGATTGGGCTAACGAAGCTGCAATCAACTTATCAGTAACAATCGCTATGGATTACTGCGTATTGAACTTCTAATTCCCCCTTCATATTTCTCTCTTTTAGGTGTCTGCGAAAGCAGACACCTTTTTTTATATTTATTACAAACGATGAAAGAAAAATCATTCGTATTTATAAGATTAAGTGTTTGCTTCTTTTGCAAACACTTTTTTTCTTCGTATATTTATATATATAACAATAAAATAGTTTATGGCCGAATTAAAGATCCCAACAGAAACAGTTTCGTTACCTTCAAAAGGATTACTGTATCCCGAATCATCACCGCTAGCTAAAGGTGAAATTGAAATGAAATATATGACTGCAAAGGAAGAAGACATTCTTACTAATGCTAACTATATTCGCCAGGGTACAGTTATTGATAAATTACTTCAAGCGCTTATTATAACACCAATTAACTATGATGATATTTTAATTGGTGATAAAAATGCAATATTAATTGCAGCTCGTGTTTTAGGCTATGGTAAAGATTATACTTTCAAATATACAAACCAAAGAGGACAAGAAGTAGAAACAACTGCTGATTTATCCCAGTTAAATGAAAGACAATTAGATGAATCTTTATTTAATGCTGGTGTAAATGAATTATCATTTTCCCTACCCAAATCAGGTAATGTAGTAACATTTAAACTGTTAACACACGGTGATGAGAAGAAAATTGAAGCTGAAGTTAAAGGATTGCAAAAAGTAAATCCAAATGGCTCATTTGATGTTACTACTCGTTTGAAATATATGATCACCTCAATCAATGGTGATCGTGACATAAAATCAATCCGTGATTTTGTTGACAATGCCTTCTTAGCACCTGATGCTAGAGCATTACGTGATTACTACAACAAAATCCAACCAGATATTAATTTAACATTCATCCCAGATGATGAAAGCTATACAGGGGAGGGTGTAGCTATACCTATTTCCCTTAACTTTTTTTGGCCTGACTCAGGAATATAGATTATATCTATTTAAACAAATCCACGAAATAGTATTTAATGGCCAGGGCGGTTATAGTTGGGAAACCATTTATAATATGCCTATTTGGTTGCGTCGATTTACTTTTGAAACAATGCGTGAGCATTATGAAAAGCAAAAGGAAGAAATGGAAAAGCAACAAAATATGCTTAAAAATAAATCAAATAGGGATATAGCAAAACCTAACATATCTCCAACGTACACAGCGAAGGTGCCTAAAAAATAGGCGCCTTCAATATTTATATCGTGTAATATCAACTTATGGCAGTAGATCCACAAATAGTTAAAAAACTTAGTGAAGATTTAGATAATCTTAATGACATTATAAACGACGTTTCTAAACAGATCCAAAATAATCTGAATAAACAGTTTGCTGCTACTAGTGAATCTATTAATGACATAGTAGGTGGTCTTGAAAAAGGAAAAGATGTTGCATCAGAAACAGCTGCTGCTCTTAAAAAAGCACAAGTTGAAAATAGAAGATTAGGCCTAGACCAAAATCGACTTCAGTCTCAATTACTAGAAGTAGAAAAAAAATTAGCTAAAAATTATAGTGCTAAATTAAAAGCTCAAAAAGATTCATTAGCACTTCAAATACAAGATAATTTATTACAACAGCAGATAAATGATGCCTTATTAGATTATCTAAAAACTCTTTCTGCGGCAGCTGAAACTGAAAGCAAAATTACAGAAGAAAAGAAAAAACAAAATACCTTAACTTCTTTTGCAAAGAAAAAATACGATGATATAGCAGAATCTCTTGGAAAAGGAGCTCGCATTGCTTTTGTATTTAAATCTATTGTAGATGCTGGTTTTCGTTTCAGTAAGATATCTACAGATATTGGAAAAAACTTAGGTTATGGCGCTGATAGGGCTAATAGTTTAACTAATAGTTTAGTTAATATGGCTCAAGGGTCTTCAAACATGAATGTGACCCTTCAGAATGCTGCTGATGCAATGAATGAATTAGCAACAGCTACAGGATATGTAGCTGAATATTCTGCTGATACATTGCAAACCCAAATAATGCTTACTAAACAATTTGGTTTAGAAGCAGATGCAGCAGCTGGTATTTATAAATTTTCTGTATTAACAGGAAAAGCTTCTTCTGAGGTTAATAAACAAATGGTTGGTGCTTTTGCAGCAACCAGGAATAATCTAAAAGTAGGTATTCCATTTAAAGCTACAATAGCAGAAGCAGCTAAAATATCAGGTCAATTAGCAGCTAATTTACAAAACAACCCAGAACAAATAGTTAAAGCTGTATCTCAAGCTAAAGCATTAGGTTTAACTTTAGAACAAACAGCTAAAGCAGGCGAATCACTTTTAAATTTTGAAACATCAATTGAAAGTGAATTAAAAGCTGAACTATTAACTGGCAAACAAATAAACCTAGAAAGAGCTAGAGCAGCTGCTTTAGTAGGTGATCAAGTTACATTAGCTCAAGAGTTAGTTAGTAATGTTGGTACATTAGAGGAATTCCAGAAAATGAATGTCCTGCAGCAAAAAGCATTAGCTGAGGCTGTTGGATTAACTGCTGATGAAGTTGCTAATCAATTAAGAAATCAAAAAATAGCTCTTGAAACAGGAAAATCACTAGCACAAGTAACTGAGGAAGAATTATTAAAAGCACAACAGCGCCAAGACGCCCAAACTAAATTTAACAATGCTGTTACTAAATTACAAGACTTAATTGGTAATGTAGTTGCTGGTCCTTTAGGACAAATGTTAGAAATATTTGGTGATATACTTAATGTAGTTAGTAATATAACATCAGCAATACAAGAGGCTTTTGGTAGTCCTGGTGCTAAAGCATTTTTAGGTGCATTAGCCGGATTTGCTGTTGGTGGGCCTGTAGGAGCATTAGTAGGAGCAGGTGTTGGTCTAGTATCAGGACTTGCTGATGATATGGTTGGATATGGTGCTCGTACATTACTTACACCTACAGGAGCAGTAGCATTAAATAACAATGATACAGTAATTGCTGGCACAAACTTATTTAAAGGTGATGATGTAATGTCATTCCCTAAAGGTGCTTTAAGTATGGGTGGTGCCGATTTAACACCAATGATAAATGCTATTAACGAGGTACGCGCAGCCGTAAAAGATCTAGCAGGTCGCCCCGTAAACATTAACATAGACGGTAAACAAGTAGGTACCTCACTAGTACAAAGTACATATAAATTAGCATAACAATTAAATATTTATATTAAACAATAAAACCATGGGATTATTAGACAAATTAAAAAGTAGCATCTTAGGATTGGGTGGTAACAAACCACAACAATTCGGTGTTAACCCTATTCCACCCGATTCATTACATCAATTATATTCAGTTGATGGAAGTCCTGATGTAAATTGGCGTTTGATTAAAGGTAATTTACCAAACAAACCATTACCTTCTACATTAGACGAGTTAGATCCAAACGCTCCTAATTTGCAGAATGCAGGGGTTGTATCTCAAGTATATAAATCCAAAAGAGGTCGCACTTATAGAGATTTAGGACCTACTGAAGGACGTTATTAATATATTATGCCCCTACTTGACTTAAAAACCGACTTAAAATCACTTAAGTACGGAAAGGACCGACCAGGAGGAGGTAATAGTGGCCAACCATATCAACAAGTTGATATAAACACTGTTGATACAGGGTTTAACCGTTTTAGAATGACTAAATTCGACGATGGTTTGATTAGAGGAGGTATAGTAGGTGCCGCTAACGCTTCAATTGTTGATACTTTTCGTATTGGGAAATTTCTTACTGATTTTCCAAAAGGTCCTCTTTTTATAGTAAGACAAGTAGGATTACAATTATCTAATCCTAAATTAGAAACTAGAAAATTACCTAGTGGCGGAAGTGGTGTTTTGGGATTCTTAAGTAATCTTGCTAACACCATAAATGATAAGTTTGGTATAGGACCAACTCGTATCTATAATTTAGGAATCAACACATTAGCACAAGTACCAGTTAATGCATTTGGTGTTCATCTTAATAGACATGGTATTTTACCTACTCAAGATGAAAACACTAAGTATTTAGCTGTAGTACAAGCAAATAATTCTAAAGCATATGTTGGTGCTGGTTTACCTAAATCAAGTACTAACAGATTAGTTCAAAAAGCAATTGAACTTCTCCCACCACAAACCCAAACAGGAAGAGTATTAAGTACAATTCAATCTGCTTTATCTGTATTTGGTATAACACTACCTGGTGTTCAAAACAGACAAATAATTGATGATTATGTAGGTGGTCCTGGATCTGTTTATGGAATTGGAAGAACAACAATTAGAAGATACGATTATACTTCAAATGGTATTAATAAACAAGATCCACAAGAAAAAGGAAAAGTAAATTATATAGGCACTTTAGGATTATCACAACAATATTTCTCCAGCTATAATTCATCTTTAGGAATAGGAGGATTAAATATTTCTTCCCTACCAGGACTTTTTGGATCATTATTTGGAGCTGCTGCTCAAATAGTTAGTAAAGCAAATGCTTCTAAAAATCTTAGACAATATAATAATTTAGATTTAAATAATCCTACCAATGCTCCTACCAACATCAATGTTGCAACTTATAGTGAGATGGGAGGAGAAACTAAATATTTTTCTCGCAACAATCAAGTAATTTCTTCCCGATCATCTCTTGGAAAAGTAGTTTCTGTTAAAAATGCTTCTTATCAAACATATCAAAATATAATTGAGTCTAAAAAATTAACTCAAAATACAGTATATGTTGATAATAAACAAGCAAATCAATTTGGTATATATGGTAACATAGATACTAATACTAAAGAAAAATTAGGAAAAACTTTATTACCTAATGCTTTAACAAACCCACTTTACACAAACGGAAATAAAGTAGTAAAAGTAAATATCCCTTGGAGTAAAGCTACTCGTGAATTAAGAGTTGGTAGTGGATTACAAGACCAAATTAATTTGACTCCTATATTTAAAGCAAATGCTGGAACTATAGGTGATTCAATATTCATTCCTGGAGCTGGGATTAAAAATATAAATGATTTAGTTAAATTTAGAATACAAGCATTAGATGGTGATAATCCAAATAGTGCTAATTGGATGATATTTAGAGCCTATTTAACCCAATTAACAGATAATACAGATGCTAGTTGGAATGAAATTAAATATGCTGGTAGAGGTGATAAATTTTATGTGTACGATGGATTTTCTCGTAAAATAAACGTTGGGTTTAAAGTAGCAGCATTATCGTCTGAAGAAATGAAACCAATGTATCAAAAATTAAATTATTTAATGGGCAATTTAATGCCTGATTATAAAGATAATTTAATTATGAGAGGTCCATTAGTAAGAATGACTATAGGTAACTGGATTGATGGACAAGTTGGAATATTAAATAATATTTCATACACAGTTCCTCAAGATTCACCTTGGGAAATAGCAGTTAATGAACCTATTACAGGTGAAAAATTATTAATTTTACCTCATGTTATAGAAGTAAGTATGACCTTTACTCCTATTGGTTCCCAAACTAAAGGACAAAATCTTATAACTGGAAGATCAGAATCTACTTCTCATATTGCACAAAATATAAACGATTATCAATACATAACAGGAAGTATCCAACCCGGTGTTCCTAACTTTAATTTACCAATATCTATTAGATAATGAATCGCTACGAAGACGGAATCATATTAAAAACCGAGTATACAAACAGACCTTACTACAAGGGAAGATATTACCCAAATATTCCTTTGTCAGAATCTGATGTGTATGTTATTACTAACGTAGGCGATAGACTTGATAATTTAGCATATGCTTATTATAATGATGCCACTTTATGGTGGGTCATATCAGTAGCAAATAATAATATCACTAATGGCGCCTTGTTCCCAGAACCAGGTACTCAATTAAGAATACCTACTAATATAAGTAATATTATAGAATTATATAACCGCTTTAATCAAGCTAGATAATGTTATGTCAATATTTAAAGATACATTCACTAAAGAAGTCCAAGATCAGTTAAAAATACGCCAAGACGCTATTTTTAATAGAACACCTCAATCAATCCAGTATTATAATTCACGTAATTCCTGGATTAGAATGACTTCTAGTGTTAATGTAGATGGATCTAATGAATTAGCTAAAAAGTACGTTTTATTAGGTGGTACTTTAAATGAAAATAGCAAATTAAGATCTGGTGTAGGTAAAGGAGCTGAAGCATACAATACAAATACTCCGGGAGGAACAACTAATTTTAGAGGTATTAGACCAATGCCTGGTATTGTTTCTTTAGATGTTAAATCTAAAGCAGCATATGGATCATTAAGAGAAGTAACAGTAAACTTCCAATGTTGGGATATTCGCCAACTTGAAGAATTAGAATTACTTTACATGCGCCCCGGATATACTGTACTTATAGAATGGGGTTGGTTACCTTATATAGATAATAATAATAAATTACAAACCAATATACCTCAGTTCTATGATATTTTAGATAAACAATCTACTGATAGAACCATCATATTTAAAGAACTATTTGAAAAAAGTAAAAAATCAGGCGGTAATTACGATGCAATGTATGGTTATATAAAAAACTATCAATGGTCCGCTCGTTCTGATGGAGGGTATGATTGTCAAACATCTATTATCACAACAGGTGAAATAATTGAATCTCTTAAGGTAAACTATGTTAGACCTGATGTTAATACATCTGCAACAGGTTTATTGAATAGTCAATTAGCAAAGGGTGCTGATATCAATAAAAGTAATGAATATAACAAATATTATTCAAAAAATATTTTAGCTGGTTTATGGGCAGAATCATACAAATTAGTTTCTAATCTAGAAAATTTTACCTTTGTATCAGGTTCCTCACTAGGTAGAAGCATCCGAATAAAACCTTTCTATACAACTGAAACAAACAATACAGACAATCCAGATTCTATTGTTAGTGATGGCGTTCAATGTTATATGCCTTTAGATGCTGTAGTTGATGTTATTAATCAATATGTTTTTCCCGAAAATGCCTCTCCAACAACAGGAAGTATATTAAGTGTATCTTTAAATAAAAGTACTATACACGATGATGGTAGTGATTTACTCTGTATAGCTCATCCTATCCAAGTATCTGCAGACCCAACTGTATGTTTAATTAAAAGTCCACTATGGTATGAAGGAGATTTAATTAGTCCTGTTGAAGAAGCAGCTGCTAATAAAGAATTAACTGATGCTACAACTGAAGCTCAATTAGCCTATAGTGATTTTGACCAGGGTAGAAGAGCATTCAACAATTTTTCACAACAAGTACCATTGTTGAGTGCAGTGTTAGCAGGAGGTTTTTCACGTCGTCTTGAATTTTTTGAAAAAGGATTTAATAGAATAAAAACACCTAGTGTATATAGTATATTAAATGGTCTTTTTGCTAGAAATAATCAAGGTAATTTAGAACAATTTTTAAAAAATAATTTATTTGGTTATGGAGATCTTGGCAAACAGTCTTTAGATTTCCTTGAAAAAGTAAAACCCAATTTTAATAAAATTTCTCCTTTAGATTTACAACTTGAATTTGAATCTATACCTGAAACAAGAACAGAAGGAACTGAAGCAAGAATAGTTACATTTAATATATTAAAACCAAATTCACTTAAAGTTACCGGAACTATAGCAACAAACATATCTACTACAGCTGCTACTATAGCTAAAGGTGCTAAACAAGCTTTAGGTAAATTAGAATTTTTAAAATCATTGCCTCGCAATTATTTTTATAATAATAACCAATATGATGAATTAGGAGTAATAAAAAATATTTATATTAATTTAAATTATCTTTATAAGTTATCTTTAGATTTGAACTTAGAATCAAAAGATGGAAAAGAAAAAAGTGAAATTAATATATATAACTATTTAAAAACCCTAATGTTAGATGTTCAAACATCAATAGGAAATATAAATAGTTTTGAAATACACATTGACCCAACAGATTCTATAGCCAGAATTATAGATGTAAACTATACAGGTCCTAAAGTACAAGGAGCAAATGGAACTTACGAATCATTATTTCCACTCCAAATACATAATACTAAATCAGTAGTTAGAAACTACAGTTTACAATCCCAAATATTCCCAGAACAATCCGCTATCATTGCTATTGGTTCTCAAGCAAAAGGAGGTCAATTAGGTATTCAAAATAATACCATGATTGATTTTAATAGAAAAATTATTGATAGAATTATTCCTGAGAAAAATTTACCAATAGCAAATAATCTATATTCTGGAGATCAAGGTTTATCTCAATTAAGAAATGGTTTAGCTATTTTAATAGATTTATTTGATTCTTTTGGGGAAAAACCTCCTGTAGATACTAATTCAACAACAGATGCTAATGTTAGTTATAACGATGGTAAAAATGCTTTAAGAGATCTCATAGTATATTTCCAATCAGTTACTTCATCTCCAAGTAAAAATCGCAATTTAATTCCTATTAAATTTTCCTGTGAAATGGATGGTATTGGAGGTTTAGTAATAGGACATATGTTTAGACTACCAGATTACGTACTTCCTAGAGGATATAGAGGTGAAAAAGGAATTGGTGCTCAATTAGGTCAAGCTATTACCTCAATCAGTCATACTATTACAAATAACGATTGGACTACTAAAATAGATGCTCTCAATATTGTATTAAATGACGATAAAACTCTCCCCGAATTTAGAAATTTAGATTTAAAAGCAATACTTGCCCCTGCTTTTTCAATAGAAGAAAATGCTGCTCCTGTTAATCTAGAACAAAAACTATCTTCTTTTGGTAAAGTAGATCCTGCAGTACCTGTAGAAGCTAGACCTTTTCTTGACATGATAGCATTTGCTGAAGGAACAGCAGGAGCTGGACAAAATGGATATGACATTACAGTAGGATTTGGACGAATATCAGGATGGAATGAAACTTACTCTGGTGACCACCCAAAAACACCAATATTCATTCCTGGAATAGGAAATACAAATGCTGCTGGTCGATATCAGTTTCTTGATTCTATTGCTAATCCTGTTTGGAAAACATATGGTAAAAACTATAATTATACCTTTAACAAAAAAGGACAGGATTTAGCTGGTTATAATCTTCTAACTGTTAAAAGAAAAGGAAATCCTTTCTTAAAAGAGGCATATGATATTGCTAAGCAACAAATTACTAGTAATAACATCAATGTTAACAATAACAGAGCTTTTTTAAATCTTCTTGATATAATGTCATATGAGTGGGCTAGTCTTCCTGATAGTAGGGGGAATGCTAGGTATAGTAGTCAAGGAGGAAAATACACACCTACTGCTATTTATAAAGTATTTATTGAAGCTGTTAAAAAATATTAATGAAAATACCAGCAAACATAATAGAAACAGGTAAATACACAGTGGGGGGAGAGCTTGTTTATAAAGAAACACAAGCATCTTATAAGGGATATTATTATATTTTAAATAAAAGATATTTTACTGGTAAAGAATATACATCGGATGCTCCTGAACTAGTTAAAATAGAGCAATCAAATACATTACTATATAGACCGACAACAGCTATATTTAGTGCTATTTCTGGGATTACTGCTAAATCGCTTAGATCTCCTAAAATACCTTCTTTACAATCTGATGCACGTAGTGCTCCTTCTATAAGATATTTTTCACAACAAGTAAATGTAAAGCCAACTATAATAAAAGAAATAAGTAAAGAAACTTATGACTCGTTACAAGGAAATTCTTTATTTATTACTACTTTTATAGGACCAAACCAAACCATAGACCAAGCAGAAAAACAAATGCCTGGTTTAAAAGCTTTTTTGATAGGCTAAAATTTTAGTCTTACATTTACGGATAAAGGTTATGTTATATGTTTTATATTATAGAAAGGTCATCTCAATTACCTGCTAAATTTGAGGATTGTTTCATTAGGTTCATTCCTAAAAGCAATAATTATCATCCTGCATTAACTGAACTAAGTTTAGTTTATATCCGTCCTCTTAATGATAAGAAAGGATATATCTTATGTCTTGATCATACTGAATCATTTGGTATGGATAAGATAGAGGTACTTGATTGGTTACTTAGCCACACAGGTAAACTATGGATACTAGATAAAAAAGAAGCGATGCATTGGCTGTATCCGCTATCAGATAAATTATTCGATATTAACTTTATTACTTTCGTTGACACAACCGATGTTAGCACTAGGTGTACTGACTATTACTACCGTCAGTACCCTAGCCTGCCTAACATTAATTGTTTGATTCCAATTAGTAAACATTATGAGGAATGTGAAACGATATTTGATAAATCATTGCCTGTAATTAATAAACATACATTAACCGATACACAGTTTCAATTTAATAATTTTAGAACAACTGATGTGTTTTATCATATTGAGAAAAACGGTATTAAAGCAGATAAAAACTGCTATATAGAATACTATAAAGACAAATTAACTAACCCCGAATATAATCTATATAAGAGCAAATTATATACTCAATATAATTTATATACAACCACTTCACGCCCATCTAACACGTTTAATAACATTAACTTTGCGGCATTAAATAAAGATAATGGTGAACGTAAATGCTATAAACCTGAATTTGATAAGTTTGTTGAATTGGATTTCCAGGGTTACCATCCACGCCTAATTGGTGAAATGGTTGAATGGCATTTCCCTAAAGACAAAAACACATATGAACTATTGGGTCAGTTGTTAAATGTAT